ATTTCATGTCAGGCTGATGGTTATAGAGTTGAAAAGGTTGAAAATGGTTTGCAGCCTTCGGGTTCTGTTTCAGACCCAGTGGCCCTATTTGGAAACGAATCAACAGTTTTTCATACTCTAAAGCTCTTATGGGATGAAGAACTTCATTATGTTTGGGGGTGGGTCGATAATTCGTTCATTGCCAGATTAGATGCAGATGTTTCAACATTTCCAGATCACTTTAGATTTATTGTTCACCTGAATAATACTATTAGCACTCCTATAGACCGTCGATTCAAAAACTTTGAAGCAAAAAACGCGACAAATCTTGTCATAAAAGGACTGACGCCTACATTCAGACCAGACATAATGTATAACGAACAAGCATAAAGGAGTTTGTATGATAAAAGTATCTATTGTAATCGGCACGTTGAATCATCTCGATGATTGTTTGAAACCGTGCTGTGAGGCTATTCAAAAATACTGCAATCTTGATGACAAAGAAATCATCGTTGTAGCTAATGGTTGCACAGATGGAACAAAAGACTATGTCGAATCTCTTGGCGCTCCATTCAAACTTCTCTGGTTCGACGAGCCTCTTGGATATGCCAAGGCAAATAACGAAGGAATAAAAGCATCTCAAGGTGAATACATTCTACTTCTCAACAACGACGCATTTCTGAAGGAACAGCCTAAAGATACAGTAATAAAAATGCATTTAGACAAGTTCGAAAATCCCAACGTTGGAATAGTGGGCCCAATCAAATCGCATAATAAAGCACTAGATAGAGACTTCATAATCTTTTTCTGTGCAATGATAAAACGAGAGGTCTTTGACAAAATCGGCTATCTTGATGAATCTTTTGGAAAAGGTTCTGGTGAAGACATAGATTTCTGCATTAGAGCTGAAGAAGCTGGTTACGAGTTAGAAGTCGCGGGTGAAATGACAGGACGAGGTGACGGAACCATCATAGGTACTGTTCCTATTCTTCATAAGGGCGAAGCAACTGTTCACGACAAATCAATCATAGAGGACTGGGATTCAATCTTCTATCGAAACATGAAAACAGTTGAAGAACGATACAAAAAGAACAAAAAGAAGTCTATTCTGTGCTGCATTCCTACGAAAAATAGATACTTTACAACGTTGCCTCTAACGATTGCTTCAGTAGCATCTCAAACCATGAAGCCCGACAAGCTAATCATCTTTGATGATGGTGAGCATCTAGACCTTCGTGAGAATCCAACGTACAAATACTTGTTCACGCATCTTTCATCGGTTGGAATAGAATGGGAAGTGGCTTTCACGAGAAATCAAGGGCAGCACTTTGCTCATCAGATGGCTAACACATCTGAATACGAGTTTGTATGGCGTCTAGATGACGACGTTATTGCCGAACCAGATGTTTTAGAAAAACTTTTTTCGCACATGAAAGACGGAATCGGAGCTGTTGCGGGCTCTGTAGTCGTTCCAGGAGGAGAAGCAAATAGTTCACATTTTGCGACTAATTTATTGGATGTAAATCGTTTACCCAACATCCAGTGGAAGAGAGGAAAAGGCGTAATCGAGGTTGAGCACCTCTATAGCTCGTTTCTTTATAGAACCAACATTGTAGACTACGATTTGTCTCTTTCGCGAGTAGCACATCGCGAGGAAACTATTTTTACGCACAGACTGTTTCAGGCTGGCTACAAGCTTCTAGTTGATAGGTCGGCTGTAACATGGCACTATCGAAATCCCGAAGGTGGAATTCGAACTGAAACTGATAAGTCATTGTGGGAGCATGATGAAGAGATTTTTAGAAAAGAACTTTCAAAATGGGGTTATAGATTCATTGCAATCTCTCATGGTTTAGGCGACCATCTCTGCTTTGCGAATCTTTTACCTGATTTGCTAAAAACGTGCAAAAAGCTAGTTATTTTCTGCGTTTATCCAGAGCCATTTTTTGACATTGAAAATGTTATTGTCAGGCCGTTAGGTGAAGCTGGAACATTTGGATGTAAAGAGACAGGTGTCTACGAATTTATGACCCGATATAACTGGAAGAAAAGTCTATTAGAAGCATTCAAGAAAATACATCTGGAAGGTCAGCTATGATGAAATACATTGTAATAAGCCCTTGGTCTAAGCAGCTTCGCAACGGTAAATACAACGCAAAGAACTATCCTTATTGGAAAGAAGTAATAGATGCTCTAAAAGTCGAGTACTCCATTGTCCAGATAGGCGTCGACGGAGAAGAACAGCTAGTAGATGATTTCAGGAAAAACATGAGCTTGAAAGAAATAAAAGAGCTTGTTCTTGATGATAGATGTGAGACTTGGATTGCTGTTGATAACTTTCTTCAACACTTGTTGTTCCCGACAGGTAAAAAGGGAATCGTACTGTGGGGACAATCAGACCCGAACATTTTTGGCTATAAAACAAATAGAAATCTATTGAAATCTCGGAGCTATCTAAGGAAATACCAGTTTCAGGTTTGGGATGAAGTACCTCATGATAAAGAAGTGTTTGTCCCTGCCGAATACGTTATCAAAGAAGTAAGAGGGTAAGATGCTATTTTTTGTTAGAACCACTAAGGGACTTGGAAATGCTGGAGTCTATGCTAGATTGAAGAACACCTCGGGTCAATACTGGGATTTTGTCTCGTTGTCATGGGTCGCATCTGAGAGCGCTAATACAAAACTCATGTTGACTGAAAATCCTGATAGCGACCCTTTGGAAAGTCTTTACATGGCTGAATCTCCTATTCCCTCTGGTGGACCTTGGATTGAAGAAGCTGTCCATGTTTCTGACGGTGTAGTGATAGCATTCGATGATAATGTAATGGGCGAGCTAAATGTTCTCCCTAGCTCGTCTTCAAGCCTTCAGGAGAAAATCGAGTTCATCTATCAGTATCTGGCTTTCAAGCGAACTGCGACTAGCACTCTAGAAACTATGCATAAAAACGATGGCACAACAGCACTCGGAACAGCTACGTTGTCAGATAATGGCATTCTATTTACTAAAAACAAGGTGGAATAATGCTACCTCGACAGCGTAGAGTGTTTGTTCTTCCTGCTCCTGATGGAAGAATAGACAGGTGGGATAGATACGAAATAGGAATCTTCTATTCATTTAGTGTCTCGCAGCTTATTTCGTCGCTTACTAGAAAGATTTTCATGTCTTTACGCAGAGATAGTGTTTTTGAATCAACTCAGGGTTCTTCGCTATTTGTGTCTCAGAAGAAATCTAAAAGATACGGGAAATGTCAATGAACATAGTTCTAACAAAAGATATGATTGGCGAGGAAAAACCTGGTCACAAATACATACGTAAATACATCGACTCTAAGACAGGGAAGAGAGTTTATGTTTATAAAGAGTCAGAGCCTCATCAGAAAAAAGTTATTCCTGTTCGCCGCCGACCAGAAAAGATAGAGTATGTTCCTGAAGTTGCTCCAAAGGTCCAGTTCAAGCCGGAAGAAAAAAAGCCTAAGCATTCTACTGTTGCGACTACACTATCTGATAGATTCTTTGGGCTTTCTGAAGAAGATAGAGCAAAGGCACTGAACGAAGGAAAACAAAAGCTTCAAGACTTCGTCGCATTTATAAGAGAACGAGGAATAGGCAGCCGAGCCGAGCTAAAAGAGTATGTTAGTTCATCTGGTAGAGAAGTGCTTTCAAGATTCTTTGGATTGACCAATAAAGACTTCGAATCCGAATCAGGCGACAAACTATCAAACTATGTTGATGTTTCATTTTCAAAAGATGGTAAATACATTACTCTAAACTATGCAGATAACTTTTTCTTCAAGTCTATAAATAGAGAGATTGCTGAGAGTAAACGACCTAAGTGGTCTATGCAGATGAGAATGGTTCGTGGAATAACTTTCGATAAAGAAACAGGTGAGATGGTTTCATTTCCATACGAGAAGTTCTTCAACATGGATGAATACATAGACGGAAATCTTGCAAATCTGGCAAAGAAAATGTCAGAACAGCCATTTCTTGCTTCAGAAAAAGTTGATGGTATTCTTATTCAGGCATTCTACGACAAGTATACAGATAAGATTCGTTTTGGAACCAGGGCTCAGCTCGATCCAGAAACAGATGAAAAAGGATTTCTAGACACAGCTGAAAAGATTGTGCGCAGGGGTGGTCAATACGACAGAATGAAAGACTATCTAAAAGACGGCAGGTCTATGGTTTTGGAACTGATTGACCCTAAGTATAGAGTTGTGGTTGGCTATGGAAAGAAAAGCGCGTTGTTTCTTCACGGCGTAAGAGACCTGAAAACCTCTAAGATGCAAGATTTTCTTGAAACTCAAAGACTAGCTGATAGTTTTGGAATAGAATCTCCGAAAACTCATGAGTTTCACAGTTTTGACGAGCTTTCAGATTTTCAGAAAAATGCGAAAGAAGATTTAGAAGGCTTTGTCATTCGATTCAAAGACGGTTCAATGATAAAAGCCAAAACGGAATCTTATTTTAGGAAACTAAAAGGGCTAAGGTCTTTATCTTATAAAGCTGTTGGAGATGCAATACTAAATAATGAAGATTGGAATCTATTCAAATACGAAAAGATAAAGTCTGAAGAACTTTTCAGCGTTGCCGACAAGTATA